TGCTTTGGTTGAACCTTCTACAAGAGCAGAACCATCCCATACACCGATATCAATATCAGCATCTCCACCCTTATACCAAAATTCCATCACACAAAGGATTCCACCCTTGAGACCTTCTGGTATAGTTGCAGCAGTGCCATAGAATACTTCTGTATCGGCACTAGCGTCCCATATGGCAGACTTTTCACCGAATCCGAATGTACCAGCACTTGTAGCAGCAGTAAGCGTACCAGAGCCAGTTTTACCCCAATTCGTAACACCATCTTCAAAATCAGGATTGTAATCAGCAAGGATATTTACACCAGCACTTGCACCGCTACCACCTTCACCAACTACCGTTACATCACCGCCAGTATTCTTTACTTTGAGCTGACTATCTTCGGCATAGACTCTCAGCGCATCGGTAGCCGTGGGTGCAGAAGGAGCGATTGTCTGATCCCGAAATTCAACAAATCCATCACCAGCACTGCCATCAATGACAACATCTTTGCTGATTATCCCTACCTCAAAATCCTTTTGAACATAGATTTTTTCTGGAACAACGATGCCATATGTAAGAGTAGAATACAGACAAAGTAATATGGTTAAATATCTCATTGAACACCCCTTAGAAAATAATCACCTGCTGGTAAATTCATATCAGCCGTTACAGTCACACTTGTTGCTGAAGTTGCGGTTATCTTAATGTCCATTTGCAAATAATCATTATCAGCATCTTTGAATACCCATGTTGCTTTGCGAGCATCCGATACCGATCCACGAGCAGGAGTCACCGTCCCATCGACCGTATAAGTTTTGGTTGATGTACTTCCATCCCAAGCTTCCTCAAGTTCCCAAGATTCAACCCCGCTACCAGCACCAATCGATACTTGCTCCCATGTATTTGGTGTACCGTTCTTGAACCAGAGAGTACCGTCAGTTTCCATATAGAAAGCACCAATGGGCATGGCATACAGTTTAGATTCACCATCGGTATTACCATTCACCACATCATTAGGATCATCGTCCCATGTCATCGGTGTAACTTCATCATCGAGCGTAGTTGTACTTGTCCAGAGAAATCCTCTTCTCATCAGCTCAAAGAAATTGGAGTCTGTTGTTGCCATTATGCTGTTTCCTCAATCGTTACGCTTGTAGGTGTTGAACTAGCACCTGTGGCAGCAGTATCAAGAATGACAATGGTTGTAGGATTGGTGTTCAGAGCGTCTATTGTCCATGCTCCTGCATCCGGTGTAGCAGTAGTACCAACAGCCCTCTTGTTTGGTAAGGACTTCACAGCCCACGTCATGGCTACGTTAGCCCATGTTGTAGCTTCGACGTTCATCTCTACTTCATTGGCATATGCTGAAAGTGTTAGTGTTCTACTAACGAATCCACCTAGGGTATAATTTCCATCACCCGTAATTGTTGAAGTTGTTTTACCAGCTAAGTTGATACCCTCAATTGAACCCCAAGCATACGTTCCTTTGGTGTCGTCGTCATGGACTTGCAGAGATCGAGTCCACGTAGTGCCTGATCCAGTGAAAGCCCCTCCTTGCCACGTACCTTCACTTCCGATCCCCAAAGTGGGTGCTTGAATGAGTCGCTGGTTTGCTGTGATTGTGATTGTGTGGTTTTGTGCTGATGTTCCATCATTCCCCCCAGATCGCAATCTTGATGCTGGTTCAGTAACCGTGAGCGTACATGCCGTATGTGCAATATAGACACAGGCATTTTTCGTCGTTGTCGCATCGTTAGCAGCTCGATTGCAGCTCACTCGGTAGTTGTCCGTAGATACGTTGTAATCACCCGTAGATCGAGCCACAGAGGCTTTATCTTCTAGGTATGTCGTAGTATTCGGGATTGTTAATTGGCTGTTAGGACTTGAATACGTGATCGTATCGTAGTCTGAACAAGTACAGTGAACAGTTACCGATTCCGAGTCTTTGATTGCTTCTTGCGATGCTGGATAAGTTATGGACCCTTGGTTAATCGTTTCCACAGAAGGATACAAATTATTACAGCTAACAGTATGTATTCCATCGGTTGATCCAAAGTCTGAGGTATAGACCCAATCTGACCAAGTACCAGAGGCTTTTTGCACCCGTACCCTAGCAGCCCTCGCTACAGCCGTATCACCACGATCAGCAATGGTTGCTGTGATGGTCTTATCAGTACCAGATGATACAGTGGTTGATTGATATTGACAGGCTCCGCTATTTTCTACTTCAACCTTTGTAAATGCAATATCAGCCACCACGTTAATATCAAAGCTATCACCTTCTTTGACTTCAGTTTGTGAACCCGGATATCCACCAGTAAAGACCGCACTTGAAATAACCGGCGCTGTATCAGCCGAAACCGTTGCCTCAGCAGTTGCCCCATCCTCATGAGTTGCAGTAACCGTCGATCCAACCAAAGTAATATCGGCGTATCCTTTGAATAGAACCCGATTATCGTCCTCATAGGCAGTGTAATCCCAATTACCCACAGACTCGCCATTTACGGTCACAGAGGGACGCAAATTGCTTTCACCTATGAATGCTATGACATAAACACGTAGGCTCATATCGTCAGCAGAGCAGCTTGAGAGCACTTTATCATCTGATCCAGTAACATAGGTTTTATCACCAACATTGCCACCACCGTTTGGTTGAATGTCAGTAATGAAAACCATTCCACCACCACCACCACCAGAACTCTCATGAGAGTGAGATGTAATTTCTCCGGTCAGTTTGGCTTCGATTTCTTCTTTGGTGATCTCGTTGCATGGTTGAGCGTTTGAGGGGGCATGATCGGCTTGTGAGTGAGCATAAGCTAAAGCTCCATGATCACCCCTAAATGCGGTATCCGATGTTTCACCGAGATATGCGGGATTCCAAGGGTGCGTGTGCGATGTGATCTCACCAAGTAGTTTTAATTCAATCTCGTTTTTTGTAATATCTGAGTTTTTTTGTGCGTCGATCGGGGCATGTGTCGCTAATGTGTGATCGTAAGCAATTTTACCACGATCCCCTCGATATGCTGAACTTGACGTTTCACCAAGCACAAGCTGATCAATCAAAAAATCTGCGGCTGAAATTCGCTTTGTCGCTCCTGCCTGATTGATGATTATTTTGTCAGCGCCGGTAAAAGTGGTTACTAGCGTCAATTCGGATATTCTTTTATCTGACATTCCGTATCCTAAAAATAAGGGGGATTTTACCCCCCCTGCGGATTATTCAGAAACCACGTAATCAAGAAAGAGTACAAAGTATCCCTCTGTTAGCCCTTCTGTGGCACCAGCAGCATTAACCACGTTCACCGTGATATTTCTAGCAGCCGTTGTCTTGATGTATTCACTGACCGTTGCAACCGTTGGAGTGAGCTGCTTAATTCCAGCATCCCAATCGGTAGCATCTGCAATTGATATAGCATTGATCAAATCTTCACTGTCAGCCGTTACTGTCTCAACACCAATACCAATAGTAGTGGTGTCAGGAGTTGTATCGTCAGAAGTGAATGTTTCGGTTACATCAAGAAACGCATTCACGATAATCGCATTGTCTGGAATTAACGCAGACGGAAGAAGAGTAGCAGCACCATCTAAAGGTTGATCAGTATAGTCAAATTCAGCCCGTACACGACGAGGAACGACTAAACCATTTGAACCCTCTGCTTCGATCTTTGCTTCTGTGACCGCTTCATCCGCAATGTCAGTTGTTTCAGTTGCCAACGCATCTTCAATCAGATCACCTAGTTTGTATTTCGCCAAAACCCCGCCAGCCTTGTTGAGCAGAAGTTTTGTTCTTGTAGCTAGAGCTGTCATCGTATTTACCTCATACGAAAAAGGATGGCAGGACGTATGCCCCACCACCCAACATTAGGAGATTTAGCTTGATGCGATATCGTAGATGATTCCACAAGTGCTAGGCTTGCGGTATTCCATCTCGAAAGCAATAAAGCTATCAATCAAATAAGAATATCCACTCGTTGTCCTGAGTTCAAAATATTCATTTCCATTTGGCCCTTTGCGTTTGCGGAATCCACCGTTAGAACGCATGGTGATATGAGAAAAATCTAAGTAGGCGATAACATCATCATCCCATTCTTGCAGTCCGACGATTTTTAAATTCTGAGCGTTGCCAAGCGACATGATCTCAATTTCTGTCCAACCATAAAGAGTTGCTTTCGGGTCTTTTGTGACCTTGTAGGCACCCTTGATATCTTCGAGAAGTTTCATGATCCATGCGAGATGCAGGTAAGAACAAACAACAGTGTTTGCGCTTCCACGTCCAAGACGCTGTACTTTCACGTAGCCGTCAAAGATGCAATCAAGGATGTTCGAGGAAGTCACGCCAGCAGTCCATTCACCAGAAGCAGCACCGTCGATATTGATGCTTTGGAGGAAAGGATAAGAAGTCTTTGTTTTTCCATGAACCGAAGCAGACCCGCCGTTGGCAGCCGACAACAGCACATTACGTGCAGAAAGAATCGTATTAACCGAACCGTCTGCATCATCATCCAAAATACCAGGGAGATAAAGAGTTTTTGCGCCAGTACCAGAGGCAAGCATTGAAATCGTTGTTCCAGTGGCAGCAGCTCCACCTCTTGTGAGAGAAAATTTTACTTTACTTGTGTTAAGGTCCATCGACTTCACATAGAGAGATTCAACAGAATCACTGGTGTCATCTTTGATATACTCAACTTCTTGGTTCAGTTGAAGCTTATCAATACGGTCAATTGTCCAATCGGTGCCAGATGTAGGAAGAGAACTATCAGTTACCTTACAGAGATGTGGACCAGTACCCATTTGCATAGAAATCTGTTCTTTCATGAAATCTGCAAAGTCAGCAACCTCATCAGTTACCGCATCGACGAAAGAAGATTCAGAGATTTTTCCCTCTGTATCACAGATGTCACCATGCTCAAGCTTGAGTGTTCCCCAGAACTCAACCAGCTTGTCAATGTAACCACGTACACGACCTGCTTTACCGACATTATCTTCATCAGTCAGTCCGTTGACCCTGACGTTAGTAGCGCCGTGAGATTTGAAAGGAACCACAATCTTAGAATTGTGTGTACTGTTGACAGAGTTTGAAATACCTTTGCAATTGAAATCCCTAGCAACCGTTGTAAGGAAGAAATCACGCTTGATAAGTTCATCAGATAAGAGCTTGTTTGGCATATAATCATTCAGCATCACCTGAATGTCGTCTGTTCTTGTGGTAGTCATTTAATTTCTCCTATGACTATAAACCCTGCTCTTTGAGTTGCTGCGCCCGTTTCTTCAAATCTTCAAGTGATCTAATTTCCATCTTCTTTGGAATGACCTTTTTACCCTTACCTAGCTGTGGCAAGTTCTTTGGTTTTTCCTCAGTAGACGTTTCGGGTTTTGGCTGCTCGTTTGCAGGTATGAGTTTTGTGTATTTTTCGACAACATGCTCTATTGCTTGACGTGGTGAACATGGTCTTTTGTTCATTGCAGCTTTGCGTCCGTAGTCAGCAACCTCTGTGATAAAAGCACCGTCACCGAGAACTGAGTCAATCCTAGTTTTGACCGATTCAATCTCAGGTTCAGCCAATGCCGTTTTCAATTCGTTCATGTCGGCATTTTGCTTTTCACTTGTTACGTTGGATTCGAGCTTTTCCAACCTTTTACGAAGAATGTAGTTTTCTCTCTTCGCTTCGCTTTGCTGGTTGTATTCATCCAACTGGTCTGGATTTTCCATCAAAGCAATTTTTCTAGCTACGTGATTGAATAATGTTTGATCATCAATCTCAGCAGCTTTATGAAAGGCATCAAGATCGTTCTTTGCGTAATACTTGAGAGCATCGTTTCGTTCCCGATAATTGTTTAGCTCGGTCACTACCTCGTTGTAGGCCATGTCTTTTTCTTTGACATAATCCTTTGCTTTCTCGTACTTCGCTTTAACACCTTCCAAACCATCGGCTTTGCTATAAAGCTTCTTGAAATACTCTTCACGTTCTTTCGACGTAATTGCATCCCGTACATCTTCGGGAATCTCTCGTATCTCGTCGTAAACTTTATAAGTGAAGTCCGGTTGCCAATCGTCCTCCTGTGGCTGATCACTAGGTTCGGGATCGCCAGCATCTTGCGGATCGACATCAACATTCTCATCTACAGGTTGGTCGCCTGTATCAGCAGTGTTAACATCTTCATTTTCGATAGGTTCTGCATTGTCGTCAGATTCATTCATTTCTCAGTCCTCAATTTAATTCTGCCCGTGGGTCTTGAGCAGGTTTATTTTGCGGAGCGTGTTTCGCACTAAACTTTTCTCCAACACCGGCAGCAAACGCAGGATCGTAATTGTCCACGGATTCCGTTGTATTGCCTTGGTCTTGTAGTTTCTTGTAAGTCCATAGGATTGCGTCCGACCAGATACGCATTCTCTTTTGTGTCGGCTGTCCTTTGGAGTTGGTATGAGGGACGTACATATCTACAGAGACAAGTTGCCCCGTTGCAGGGATAAGCCCCGCCTTTGCACGTTCAACCTTTTCGATCCTAATCGCCTCATATTCTTCACATTGCGATAGGATGCTGGAATAGTTCTTTTGAATGTTTTGATCGAGATATTTATAATCCGGTTCACGCATACGTACTGATAGACGTTTACCGAGATAAGCAAAATTATCACCCTCGGCCAATTTCGGCATATCACCACGATCCAGAGCAAGGATCATATTCTTAGCTAAATCCCAATCGAGAGAAGCATCAGATAGACCCTCTTCTTTGTTTAGATATGGCATAGCCCGCAGGAGCTTCCCACGTTCGTCAGGTTCAAGCGAAGGGCCGATATACTGCAATGCATGGTTGAGAGATAACTGCTTTCCAAGCTTAGATTCAAAGTCCTCAGAGTTACTTTCCACGTCGATCATATAGCGCAGACTGTCATTGCGTCTGAACTCTGGTATGTTGGCAATTTCTCGGCGACCACAGGCAGCAATGATCTGCTCATCGGTGAGATTGCCCCTTGCCAGCTCAAAGATCTTCTCCCAAACCCTCTCTTCAAATTCTTGAAACTTCTCGGAGTAGATTGAAAATTTCTTCTTTTGCTTGATGGACTTGAATAGCATCGCATACGGATCAATTTGGCCATCTTGCTTTTCTTGGTATTCTTCCTGCACAGGCGAGATTGAATACATCTCACTAATTTCATGATCCAGATATGGGATAAAGTTTGATCCATCCCTACCGGCCATGATCTCGGGCTTCATACCGGAGTATTTGATAGATTTGACACCGTGAGCACTACCACCGGCCTTGATCGTCGTACCAGAGGCAATCAACACACGATCTGGACCAAGTGTTACCTGCTGTTGACACATAAGGCTTGAGACACGATTAATCTCTGCTTGGTATGGCCTGAGCTGCTTAATAATGGAATATCCACGAGCATTGGTAGAAATGTCATCATATGCCTCAAATTCCACCGGAAAGACACCAAATGGTAATTCACCTTCCTCAAGCACTACATCGGGGGTTGCATAGTAGTAATAGCCATTCGGGTATTCATCATTGGGACGGAAGAAAAAGCGCCGAACCATTGTCAGCCCTTCACCTTCTTCATATTCGCCAGTCTGTGTGTTGAATACCTTATATACGGTCTCTGAACTCTTTGAGATACCTTTGACCTTCTCAGGATCGTGGGCATACATACGCTTGAGCTTTGATACTTCGAACATTTCCCGAATAATAACGTGACGAGCTTTTTCAAACTCCATTGCCTCGGGATCGATCAAAAGATTAAATCCGTGAATCCGATCAAGATTGAATATGCCGGAATATATCGGTTTGTTTATATCCGGTACTTCCTTACCATCAATCCCGATCTTCGGTTGCAGGAACTCATCCAGCTTAGGTTCATAGCGTAGTATCTTGCCACCGTTGGGGTCATATGAAAGCAGGACACAGCACTCACCGATTTCAGATAAGTCCTTAGCCATCTTTCGCCGAAACCCCGGCCATTTAACTTGTTTGCTAATACTTTTGCGTACATCGTTGTACATCTCGGCAGCTTTAACATCGGCCAACTCAGCTTCATTATTTGGACTACAGGTAATCGTTCCCGAATACTGCAAAAAGGCATTGGTAATCAGCTTAGTGATTTTCTGGATATGGTTTTTGGTGAGCCGAATCTTTTGTGTTTTGGATAGTCGGTCATTCCGCTCTAATGTCCTGTGTATTGCTTTGGTCTGCGAATGATAGTGCAAACCAGCAACCAGCATCAGATTGTTCTTTTGTTCAGCCTGTAGGTCTTGAGCAGAGGAATCGGCATCAAGATACAGTTTATCTAATTCACTCAGTTTCCTCGTCGTCATTTACAACATCGCCATTCAATAAAGCTCTATCGTATGCAACTGGGTCGGTCACTCGGAGCAAGTCTAATTCTTGCATCCTTAAAGCTTTTTCGTTTATTTGACTGTCGTGTTGTTCAGATTCTTCTTGGTCTTGAGGAAGCTTCTCAACCTGTGAGTAGATATGTGGTACTTCTTCATCATACGGCGTTTCATTGAAAAAATCTATCTCAAGCCCTTGCATCTTGATTTTAGATACTCGTAATGCCTTACATGAATCGAGCAATTGACAGATTTCATCTACACTATATGTTGTTTTCTTTGTCGTCATTTGTTTCTCTTTTTTCACCATTCCATCATCTCATTTAGTATTTCTATTTCCATCTCCGTTTCATCACCAAATATCTGATCTAATTGATCCTGTTCATCTTGGGAATAAAACGCCATACGTGAATTTAGTTTTTCATTTTTCTCTTCTTTTTCTGGTTCTTCCAGCTCATCGGTAAATTTCCAAGGAATGACTGTTGCAGCATATCTGAGCGAATCACACCCATCATCTTTAGCGACCCGTTTAGGCGTATTAGTACGCAGGGATTCCAACTCATATGCAAGCTTCTCGGACTCTGCATCTTTATAGATAATTAGCTGACCATTTTTGAACAAAGTATTAAGTAACTGCTGTCCACGCTCTTGTGACTTATCAGCCTGTTGAAATGCGGATTTACCACTACGGGCAGCAATCGTAAAAAAGTCCTTTGAAGCCCAATCATAGCGTTCTGAGACCGGTTGCAATTCACCTCTCATCTTGAGGTAGTGATTATGTACATCACCGGCAGTTGTCTCCACATTATCCCCACGCCAGAACTTGAATACTCGACCTTTCGTAAAAGTTGGATTTACTATGATGAAACAAATTGCAGCCGGATGACCAGTTTTGCCACCCGATCCGACATCAACTCCGGTCCAGATTGTCCATCCGGCTTTGATCATATTGGTAACATCGTGACCAGTCTTAAAATTCTTTGATCTAACGAAAGACCCGTACACCAGTCCAGTATCAACAACGAATTTACCGTATACACGTCGAAGTATCTCAGCTTCACTCTGGCAGGAATCAATGACGGTTTGAATACGTTCCCTTGTCCAGTGCGAGCGTTTCCCGTTGCGATAGTAAAGACAATCGTACATCGAAACCTGTCTTTTAAACGCCCCTTTAAAACGCTCATTCTCGCCCTCACCCTCGATGGTATCTCGCCAGAATGCTTGACCAAGGGTAGCGGTAAAAGCCATTGAGAAATACCCGTCAACAGCGATACGGCGCACGTTGATCTCGTCGTACATTTCAACCGGCATCTCTTCATCTGCGAAAATGTAGAACACAGAGCTTGACTGAAGGTTTTTAATATCCTGCTCGAAGCTCTTGAAGTAAATAGTAACCCCTGAGTTGAACTCAAGAGAGTAAACCTTCTTGTTCTGCTTGTTGAGTTTCCACCCGTACCATTCGTGATCTTTCATTGTTCCACGGGGCAGAAATTCTTTAACCCATTTTTCGGTTACTTCAAT